GTCAACCGTGTCAACAAATATACCGCCTCCATAGTAGGCAGCTGTACCAGAGTTGGCCGCACCAGCCATACCGTAGCGTGCTGACGACAAGCCACTAGCCAGTGTTGTGCGTGAGTCATCCGAGAAAGCAAACTTGTCAACCGTAGAGATAGCCGGTGACGTCCCACCAGCGAAATATCCTGCTGTACCAGAGTTGGCTGCACCAGCCAACCGTTCGACAGCCGTTGACAAGCCAGTAGCCAACGTCGTTCTGCTGTCATCACCAAACGCAACCTTGTCAACCGTAGAGACATACGAACCCGTGTTACCACCAGCGAAATAGACCGCTGTCCCAGAGTTCGCGGCACCCCCCAAGTAGGTGTTCGCCGCTGACAAACCAATAGCCAGCGACGTTCGGGAATCGTCGGCGAAAGCAAACTTGTCAATCGTTGCGATGGTGGCGTACGACGTGTTGGTCCCGCCAGCAAAATATGCAGCGAGAACACCACCAGCACCACCGAACAGGCCGCCATTCAACCAAGAAGACACAGCCGTCGAAGGCCACGCCTTCGGGGTGTCATGCCGCCCCCGCCAGTTAGATACAGCGGTAGACGGGTTGGTGCGATCCTGACGGAACATGTGCTAGGCAGTAATACGGTTGACGTACCCGTTTATCATCACGACGTTGGCTGACTCAGCGAACGCCCTGACAATCAGGCCATTCTGCAACAGCGTCCCTGGGCACACCAGCACCCACCCTGCCTCAGCAGTAATCGTGACCTCAGTCAGATCATCAGGTGAAGCGACACCGCCGTACTCGATGGTGAGTTTCTTGTCCGCAGCATCCGTGTTGCACGCATACAACCAGATTTCGTCCAGATCCGAAGTGCCCGCTATCGCCGTATGAATCAGCGTTCCCGCCGTCGCCGTAGCAGCAACCTTGACGTTTCTGCCATCGGCAGGGGTTCCGCTGAGAACATGCTTGGAATATGTTGCCATTATCTTTCCTTAGTTGAAGACGGTGTTGTTCAAAATGAGCTGTGCATCATTGGTCGTCACTGAAATAGCGGGCGTTGTCCCACCAGACGACACAATCGGGGCTGTCCCAGTAACCGCTGTGACCGTCCCCTGGGGGGCCGCCGACGTAATATCCGAAATCAACGCCTTCTTCGTGGCGTTGGAATCGTTCGTATCGGCGATCAGGACGTAATCGGCGGTCGTTGCTGTAGCCACCGTGCTGTTGTTGACATCAGCGGTCAACGTCACATTGCCGCTCACTGCGCCGCCAGCCAGAGAGCTGTTCGCCGCAGTCGTGATCCCCGTTATGTCACCCGTTGTCGGCAACGCCCACTTCAGGCCCGTCGCCTCCGTCGAATCGGCAGTCAACACATAAGTATTGGTGCCCACAGCCAAACGGGAAACAGCATCAGCGGCCGTCGCCGCAATCAGATCACCCTTAGCGTCAACAATGTCTTTCTGGATGACACCAGGTGTGCTGTTGACGAACGCCTCGACATCGTCAAAGTTTTGGTTCATGTCCGCAGCCACAATCGTGGTGCCGGCAGAGAACGAGTTTGTAACGGCCAGTGTTGCCATCTAGCGCAGCCTCCTGGGCGTGTAGACGAAAGCCAAAGCGTTCATTTCCCAATGGTTGTTGGAAGTTGGTCCGCTTACTTTCACACTTACAGCCTTCGCTGTCCCGAGTGTGGGCATATTCAGTACCACAGCGGTGAGATCACGCGAGATCGCATCCCACGCCGCCCAATAAGGCGACGTATCGTCACCGTCATCCCATTTGGCGGTATCCCACAGCGAAGTCGATGTCTTCCCCGCAATGCTCACGTTGAAGCTGCCGGTGGCAGCCGACTTGTCATAATCCTTGTAAACCAAAACAGGCAACACAATCGTTGACTCAGCCGAAGTCACCAAACGAGGCCGACCCCACCGCTTCTTCAAAATCGGGTTCTTACCCGACACCCACCGTGTCACGAAATATGACGAAATGTGTGTTTCCGCCGACGACGCATACCTGTCCGTAGAACGGTTCTGTTCATCCTCAACATCGACCAGCACCCCCGTGTTGGCGACACACGCCCCGTAAACGGTTGAAGAATCATTCGGTGGCCGGTACGAATACATGGCGGCAGCATCAATATCGGTAGTTATCCAGGCGCCACCTGGAATCGTCGGATCATAAATCAGTGTCCGACGGGTCGTCACACCGGCATCAGTCCAGTCGACCGAAACGTACAGCTTGTTGTTTCCCCACCCGAGCTGCGGATTCGTCGTAAACGAAATGCGTCCATCATCCACAGCCGGCGAGATTTTGTCGAACACCCAGACAAAACCTTCACGGTTGTACATGTAGACGCCCTGATCGGCGTACCAGAAAAACACCCCGAACGGTGTCGCCACCGGCGACGACAACGGAACAGATCCGACATCGTTACTCAACGTCACAACCTGGAAAGAATCAGAATCGAAACCAAACACGGCATGCACACTGTTCGACTTGAACACCAACAAGCGGTCACCCATCGGGCACAACCCCGTGATGTAGTCGCCATGGTCGCCCTTGTCGATGTCGACATAATCGGCCGCTGTCCACGTTTCAGGATCGTTAGCGTTCGACCACCTCAAACGGTACTTGTGGCCTGTCCCCGATTCGTAAGTATTCGCCACCCAAGTGAAGTTATTCCATGCAGCTATGTACTGCGCTTGCGGCATGTTGCCGCCCGACCCGAACGTCACCCCCAGATCCGCTGCGGTGGAACCATCCCACCTGAAACACACCTTGTCGTAAGACACGCCGTAAGCAACATTGTTCATCGTCACGCCGTACACGCGCGACCCTGCTGTACGGGCCGTAATCCCTGTCAAATCAGTAAAGTTGGCGGTCGAACTGTAGGCAACCTTCGTGTCATAGTTGACCATGACCTGATTAGTGCCACTATCGGTGTGCAACGCCCAAATGCCTTGAATATCGGCACTCAACGCCGTTGTGTTCCTACGATCCACACCGTCGCGTTGACGAATCCCGCCACGCGGATCAACAAGAACATTGAGAAGATCAGGAGATTCGTTCTCCCCCAGGTTGAACTGGTCGGAACGAAGATTCAATCCACCCGTGAAAGCCTCAAGGGCTTCAAGATTCCAAGAGGGGGACGCCACCTACAGTTCCCAACCGTACCGCAACCGTCTAGGCAGATACGACTGCGACATCCATCGTGAAGCCGACCGGCTATTGATCCTCACCGGTTGTGCAGCAGGCATGTCTTCGTAACGGGCACGAAGATTATCCAGCTCCTGGTTGAAGATCGAAAAGTATTGCGCCGACATTGTCGGATCTTCCTGCTGCTCATATGCACGGGCAATCCCGTAAGTAGCAAGAACCATGTGGAACGGGGTTGGTAGATCCGATGGTTCAGTGCTGTCTGACACGCCGGCACCAAACGCTGCAGGAGCCTTGTAGCCCCGAACATGAACTGTGGCGTCAGACCCAGGAGTCGGGTAGAGGCGAATCGAATCAGCCCAAAAAGACCAGTACCACGCGTTACCCGTCGTGTTTGAATCCAGTGGGTAAATGACATCACCGTCGTCACGCCCAATGTATTCCAAAACGTGATTGCCGGTCCTGAGCGACGCTATTTCACGCAACCCATTTGTGAGTGCCGCCCCAACGACAGCAACCGTGTAATCCTTTTGTGCCCCCACAGTCTCAAACGAAGTCGTGACCTCAAAGAAAGGCCACCGCTTCTCCGAATAGACAATCACATCGTAAGCTTCGCCGAGAAAGCGATTCATTACATCGTCGGAAATATCCGACGTATCGATGTCCACCACTGAGCGGATATACGACCGCATGGTCGAAATGTCCACGCCTACCCCTTAGGCTGATGGAAGACGCACAGCTCGCTGCCTGTGATAGGACGCCCCTTGCAGGGCGCCCCATCACGGGTCAGAGAACTACACCTGACAGGTTCTGGGACGACAGGTTCACTACTCATCGGGTTCACCCGAGCGATATTTCGTGACAATCCAACGGTTTGAGGCCGTGGAGAAGAATCCCGAAAATTGTCGCCAGACGGTTCCCCGTATGCACGGGCACCTGACTTGTAAGCGTAAGCGAACTCTCGTCCCATGCTACTAGGCGGGCACGATGCCGTACATGTAGCCCTGACGGGCGCGGTTACTTGTAGTCAGCTCGCCGTAGCAGAGCAACTGCGAGAATACCGCATCCTGGTTGGTTGGGCGCACGAACGGTGTCGGCTTGAACCAGACATCGCTATGAGCCACCAACTGGAGGTACTTCGTGTTAAGCATGTAAAGCTTGCCTTCACCTGCAAGAACACCATCGAACGTGACGGGTGCACCCTTGAACAGAAGGTTCTGGAAGCCACCGTCAGCCATGTCAGTATCCGTGTAACGGATGTTCTGGTCCAGCAAAGCCTCATACGCTTCGTACTGGGCCTGGCCCGTGATGATGATGGTCGGCTGATCGTTACCAACCGAACAGTTGTTGTACAAGGTTGCCATCGAGGCGACCGTGAGTGCCGCAGCACCCTGATTGGTCACCTGTGAACGCCACCA